TCAATCAAGTAGTTACTATTGCTAATGAAAATGAGTTAGTAACTGTTTTTGGTAAACCATCTTTAGATAGTTATCACTATGAGTCATGGTATTCAGCATCTAACTTCCTTGCATATGGCGGAAGTTTGAGGGTTGTTAGATGTACTGGAGACAATCTCAAAAACTCAAATGCTGGTGTTGGTGTAGCATCAACATCAGTTACTGTCAATAACTTTGATGCATACCAAGCATCAACTCCAACTTCATACTACTGGGCAGCAAAAAATCCTGGGTACTGGGCAGAAGGTCTTAAAGTTTGTGTGATTGATAACTTTGCAGATCAAACTCTAGCAGGTATTAATACTGGGACAACAACATTTGTTGGGGTAGCAACTGCATCTGGAACTGTAGGAGTTACTTCTACAACTATTACTGGAATTACAACTACTGGAATTGTTGCTGGACAATTTGTGTTGCCAATTACTGGAGTTGTTGGTTCTGGTGTTACTGTTGTTGGAGTTTCTTCTGTATCAGGAGGAACTGTTACATTAGCATCTGCATCTTTAAATACAAACTCAACTACAACCACTTTTAGGTTTGGAACTTATTCCGCATCTGGACCAGATATTCAAGTTGGATATGGAATAACTCAAGCATTATCTGGAACAGTTCCAGGAGTTGGTATAACTACATTAGCATCAGGTTTTCTTAAAGGAATTGTTACTGGGGTTGGTTCTTCAACTGTTTATGTAAAAGTTGTTTCAAAAGTTGTTGGTGGAGTAGAGACTTCTCAAGAATATACAGAAAATGGAGTTTATGCATTTAAAGCATCATCTTTAAATGTTGTAAATTCTTCTGGCGTTACAACATCAACTCCAACTCCAACTGCAGTTTCAGATTGGTACAATACTCAAAACATTTTAGATACTGCTAAAGGTGATTCTACTACACTTGCTTGGAGAAGTGTTGCTACAAAACCAAGAACTAATGGTTATGTGACAGAAAGAGGTGGTGGAAATGATGCATTCCATGTAGTTGTTGTAGATAGTAAGAAAGTTGGTAATGTATCAGGAACTCCACAAGCACTGCTTGAAAAGTTCTTAAACCTTTCAAAGGCAGTTGATACTAAAATTTCACCATCTCAGAATGTTTATTACAAAGATTATCTTGCATACAATTCAACTTACATCTATTCAGGAAAATCAATAGGCGATACTGCTGATGCTTATTGGGATACAACCCCAATTGCAGTTAAGTATACATCAGGGTTTACTCAACAAGACCTTACTTCTGGAGTTTGGGGAGTTAATGCAGAAGGTGTTACTTTCAACTCAATTGGAAATGTATCTTACACTCTTCAAAATGGTCAAGATTATAGCATTCCAACTGGTGGAGCAAATTATATTGGTGGATTTACAGTTTCTCTGACAAATCTGACTGATGCTTATGACTATCTTGCAAATGAAACTGAAGTTCCTCTTGACTTCTTACTGCAAGGAAGCACTGCATTAGGTAAGGAACAGGAGCAAGCAAAAGCAAATTACTTAATCTCTATTGCAGAAGCAAGAAAAGATTGCCTTGCATTTATTTCACCAAGCAGAGAATTGGTTGTTAATGTAACTCCTGCTTCTAAACAACTCACTAATGTATTAGGATTCTTTAGCCCACTGACTTCTTCATCTTATGCAGTATTTGACAGTGGATACCAATATGTTTATGACAGATTCAACCAACAGTTTGTTTACATTCCATGCTCTGCTGATGTAGCAGGTCTGTGTGCAAGAACTAATATTGAACAGTTCCCATGGTTCTCACCAGCAGGAAGTGCAAGAGGAACCATTAAGTATGCAATCAAACTCGCATACAATCCAGACCAAAATGCAAGAGATCAACTGTATTCTCAAAGAATCAACCCAATCATTTCTTCTCCTGGTTCAGGAATTATTCTCTTTGGTGACAAGACTGCACTGTCATTCCAATCTGCATTTGATAGAATTAATGTTAGAAGATTGTTCATCACCCTTGAAAATGCAATCAAAGGTGCAGCAAATGCTCAACTGTTTGAGTTCAATGATGCTACCACAAGAGCAAACTTCATCAACATTGTTGAACCATATCTGAGAGATGTTCAAGTCAAGAGAGGCATCACTGACTTCCTCCTTGTTTGTGATGAAACCAACAACACCCCTGATGTAATTGATAGAAATGAATTTATTGCTGACATTTATGTGAAACCTGCAAGATCAATCAACTTCATTGGTCTTACCTTTGTTGCTACCAGAACTGGGGTTTCATTTGAAACAATTGTAGGTACAGTTTAATTTAATCAGGAGAAACTAAAATGGCTACTTTTCAACAAAGAACAATTGATGCCTTTAAGACTAAATTAAAGGGTGGTGGTGCTCGCAGCAACCTGTTTGAAGTAAGTTTTGGTGCAGAGCAGGGTGGTCTTCCTGGAACTACTGCCACAGCAACTGGTGCAACAAACTCTATCTTCTCACAACTTGGTGTAACTTTTGATGAGGGAGATCTGATGCTGATCAAGGCAGCTGGATTGCCAGCATCAAATATTACAGAAATTCCAGTTCCTTTCAGAGGAAGAACTCTTAAAATTGCTGGTGATAGAACCTTTGATGTTTGGACCATCACAGTTATTAATGACACTGACTTCAAATGGAGAAGTTTCTTTGAAAGATGGGTCAATTATATTGTCAAAACTTCTGATGGTTCTGGTACTATCAACCCATCAGAGTATATGGCAGACATGAATGTAGCACAACTTTCAAGAGGTCCTGGAGTTACTCCAAATTCACTTAATGCAGGTAATAGTGAAGTTTTAAGAAAGTATGTGGTTCATGGTGTATTCCCAACTGCAGTATCTCAAATTGACCTCTCCTACAATAATGAAAATGAAATTGAAGAGTTTACAGTAGATCTTCAAGTTCAGTGGTGGGAAGCATACTCTGGAACTGGTTCTAGAGATATAGTCTAAATACTATTACAGTTTAAAATTATACTATGCCAAAGCTTTTTGGATTTTCTATTGAGGATAAACCAGAGTTACCTAAAGGTGCTATATCCCCTGTCCCCGACAACAACGAGGATGGGGTTGATTATTATATTACTTCTGGTTTTTATGGACAATATGTAGATATTGAAGGTGTATTCAGAAATGAATATGACCTGATTAGAAGATATCGTGAAATGTCATTACACCCAGAGTGTGATAATGCCATTGAAAATATTGTAAATGAAGCTATCATCAGTGACTTAAATGATTCTCCTATTGAGATTGAATTAAGTAATCTTAATGCTAGTGATGGATTAAAGAAAATTATCAGAGAAGAGTTCAAATATATCAAAGACTTAATGGACTTTGATAAAAAGTCCCATGAAATTTTTAGAAATTGGTATGTTGATGGACGTCTCCTGTATCATAAAGTTATTGACTTAAAGAATCCAGAGGAAGGTCTTAAAGATATTAGATACATGGATCCCCTCAAAGTCAAGTTTATGAGGGTTGAAAGAAAAACTGGACAGGAATTAGGAAAGGCATATATCACTGATGCAAAGAACAGAGATGCTTTTAATGAACCTGAGATTGATGAATACTTCATCTATCATCCAGAATCAAACATTCAAAAGTATGCTGCAACTGGTAAAGGAATCCAGATTGCAAAAGATGCTATGACATTTGTAACTTCTGGTCTTGTAGATAGGAACAGAAAACTTACATTGTCATACATGCACAAGGCAATCAAAGCACTCAATCAATTGAGAATGATTGAAGATGCTCTGGTTATTTACAGATTGTCACGTGCACCAGAAAGAAGAATTTTCTACATTGATGTGGGCAATCTTCCAAAAGTCAAGGCAGAGCAATACCTGCGTGATGTAATGAACAGGTATAGAAATAAACTTGTTTATGATGCAAACACTGGTGAAATGCGTGATGACAAGAGATTCATGAGCATGATGGAAGACTTTTGGCTTCCAAGAAGAGAAGGTGGTCGTGGTACTGAAATCACAACTCTTCCTGGTGGGCAGAATCTTGGAGAACTGACTGATGTTCAGTATTTCCAAAAGAAACTTTTCAGAGCACTGAATGTTCCAG